ATATGTGCAATCTTTTTATACTTTGCCAACCGCATCCTCTGATACTCTAACAGTTGTTGTTGGCAGAGGAGGATCTGGCGGAACAGGATCACTAGGTATTCCGTCGGCATTTGGAAGCCGAGGAATCGACGGCGGAGATTCATATGTATACTTAACTGCAAGCACAATGATTGTGCTTGCTGATGGTGGCTATGGAGCAGCAGGTGGAGTAACTTCTCCAAATAGTGGTTCTGGTGGTAAGGGATCTCTATGTTCTGGAAGTATAATTGTAAGTGGTGAAGATGGTTATACATCTAATATAATATCAGGTTCCGCAGGTGGAGCTTGTTATTTTGGTGGCGCCGGTGCATTATATAATTCAAGTATATCTGCATCAGGCGTATTAACATCGTCATGGTTCGGAAATAATGGAGATTTTCCAGGTGGTGGCGGTGGTGGTGCAAGTTCATTTGAATGTTTAACATCAATAAATGGCGGAAGTGGATCTCACGGTCAAGTTATCATAGAATGGTAATAAAAAAAATTGAAACTTTTTAATTTTGTTGATATATATAATTTAGATGATTAAAACAATCATCCTTGCATGTCCCTAGTGGAATGCATGAAAATGGGTCTAAAATAGACCATTTAAGAAAGGAAAAATATATATGTCAGTAGTAAAATATCAAAATAATCCGTTATTTCGTGCGGTTCATCGTGATGAGTTTTTAACTCCATTTGATCAAATTTTCGATGAATTTTTCAAAGCAAACGCTCCTAATTTCAGTCAAGACTTTGGCGCAGACTTCTTTGAAAAGGGGTCATATCCAAGGGTAGATGTTATTGATTTTAATGATAAAGTTGTCATTGAAGCAGAAGTTCCTGGTTTGTCTAAACAAGACGTTAATGTTGAAGTTCAACAAAATGTTCTAACTATCAGTGGTGGAAAGAGTAAGAACGTATCTGATTCTGAGAATGGTAAATATATTCGAAGAGAATTGAAGAGATCTAGCTTCCGTAGATCATTTACTCTTGGAGATAATATTGAAAAGGATACAGTTGGAGCATCATTTGAACATGGAATTCTAAAAATTACCCTAAATAAAGTTAAACCCGTTGTTCCAGAAATAAGAAAAGTTACGATTAAGTAATTGGTTATATATTTATATAATACCCTCTGTTGTTACAAAACAATGGAGGGTTTTTTATTTTCGCCATATATATGAATATGAAATATCAATTCACATTTGAAAAATTAGTTGGTTTGTCTTCATTATTTATTGCAAGTTGCGCTGCATTTTTTAGTATAATTGGAATCGGAATGTTATTTAGTGGATCTTCAATTGCAGCAATGATAATGGCAAGTTCTCTTGAAATTGGAAAATTAGTAGCTACTAGTTTTTTGTATAGATATTGGCAAAAATCTCAATTATTTTTAAAGACTTATCTAATTGTTGCCGTTGTGGCCTTAATGATGATAACAAGTGCGGGTATATTTGGTTATTTGACCGGTGCATATCAACAATCTGCATTAGAAACTAAGATATCAGAAGAAAAAATTACGTTAATAACAGACCAGAAGAAGTATTCTCAAGATAAAATAAATGCATCTAAGAAAAGAATTGAAAATTTAATATCTTTGAGAAATAGTCAAGAAGCTAGATTAAATGAAAGTATGACTAATACTTTAATTGCTAGAAATCCAATACAATTACGTCAAATACAACAACAAACAACTGACTTTATAGAACAAAATCAGAAAGATATAGAGTCTGAAAATCAGAAGATCCAAAGGAACATTGACGAATTACAATCTTTTGATAAACAAATCACCGCTTTAAAAATTGAAAACGGAAATAAAAAAGATATACAAACATTTAAGTTTATTGCAGATGAATTTGGTGTAGAACTTACAAAAGTAGTAAAATGGTTTATTATCGCATTGATTTCAGTATTTGATCCTTTAGCAGTATGTTTATTATTAGCCTATAATACCACTCTTGTTTTTACCCCTAAAAAAGAAACAGTTGATGAACAAAAAGTTAATGACAATAAACCTCACATAGTTAAAGAAGTTCCTGTTGAGAAAGAAATAATACGAGAGGTTCCAGTAGAAAAGGAGATCTTCAAAGAAGTAATCAAAGAAGTTCCTGTTGAGAAAGAAGTAATCAAAGAAGTAAATGTAGCACCGGACGGATTGAAGGGATATTTCAGTTTTTAAATTAAAATTAAAAATTTTATTGATTTTCTCATATTGAATACTATATTTAGATATCAGCATAATTATGGACCAAGCAGATATTAAAGAAATTTTAAGTTTATTAAAATCTTCACATAAAACGGAAGATTGGGATCTTGTTGATGAAGCGATATCATATTTGGAAGAATATTTAGATGATTCCGATTATGATGATGATGAGGAATAAATTATGACAATAATAGTTTTGACGATACTATTAACAGTATCTATATGCGTAAATATATATTTTAGTATGTCAATAGATAGATTATACGACCGTGTTGAAACACTATCTAATTGGATAGAAGAATATAAAGATGATGTAAATGCGACGATGGATCAGTTAAAGAAGATTGACGATAGACAGATTTTTCAAAAAGATGATGATGTAGGTTTTGTTTTTTCTGAAATACTAAAGTTAATTGAAAAATTAAACAAGAGGACTGAATGAAAAAAATAAAGAAATTAAAAAAGGTTAAGAAAGTAGTCAAACCAACTACAAAAAAAACTGTTAAAAATAAAATAAATGTTAAAAAGAAAATTATAAAGGCCCCGAAAGTCACTGTTCCCGAAAAAGAAGTAGTAATTTCAGAAGAAGTTAATCCTGTTAAAAAAAGAAAGAAAAGAAAGGCATCTGTAAGTAAAATGTATTTCACAGATGACACTGAAAAATATATTATTTTATATAACGAAGAAGAAGATCAGAATATTCGTAATAATATATATGAAACGCATATTAAAAATGCATTTGACAAATTAGTTGAAAATATATTCAACACTTTTAAATTTACTTATTTTGATAACAGTCCGTCCGAAATTAAAAAAGAGACAGTTGCGCATTTGGTAGCAAATATGCATAAATTCGAAAAAGGTAAAGGTAAGGCATTTAGCTATTTTAGTATAGTTGCAAAAAATTATTTAATTTTTCATAATAACGGTAATTATAAAAAATTCAACCAACACGTAAATATCTCTGATACTCCGGATGAATCTACAGTATGTTTACAAGTCGAAGATTCTTACTATAAAAATACGGAAATGTCCGAGTTTATGGCTCTTATGATAGATTATTGGGAAAAAAATATACATAAGATTTTTACTAAAGAACGAGATTTGGGAATTGCGAATGCTGTAATTGAACTATTCAGAAACGGTGGACGAATCGATTCATTCAATAAAAAATCATTGTATCTTTATATTCGTGAAATAAGTTCGTGTAAGACTCAACAGATAACTAAGGTTATAAATAAAATGAAACACTATCAGACTATTATAACAAAAGCATATCTAAATAAAGGGTCTTTACAATCCAATTTATACTAAATAAATCTTCAATAATCCATATATATATGTATATGGATTTAGATTTTGAATTGTATAAAGGTAAGAAGTATTCTTCTATACTTAAAGACATTGTTGTCAACTCGGATGACAAACGAAACCAGATAGATATTTTAATTTCTGATCTTCGTGGCATGATAAAAACTGCAAATGATGCGATTGTTATTGTGCCAATGATTAAGGATTATTTGGATGTTGGCGTTCGTAATGATGAACAATTAATAAAATTAGCTGCAATTGTCCAACGTTTAGTAAGTTCAACAAATCAAAATGGAGAGGGTGAATCAGGATTTGCACTATCAGATGATGAACGTAAACAATTGATGGAAGAGGCTGAAAAAATAACTAAAGAATTAAATACCCCAATTGAATTTACCAAGAAATAATTATGTCTTATATTGACGAAAATAAATACTTCTATGAATTGGAACCCGCAGTTGTTTTGGATGTAATTTTAGACGAAAACCATCCTATTTTTAAAACAAAAACGGTAAAACTAGATTACACAACAGTCCCGGAAAATGTTGAAGGTAAATTAGCAGAAAATGCCATCGATTATTCTTGGATAGGTAGAGTTTTAGTGCGTCCATTATTTTCATCTTATAAAGTTAATAAGGATGATATAAATGATTGGGCGATTCCAATGGAAGATACAGGAATAATTGAATATCCACTGGTCAATGAAACTGTAATTATAGGAAGATATTTTAAGACATTATATTATACTAGAAAATTAAACATTTTAAATGGTTTCGTAAATAATTCTGCGGATTTTTCAAAGGAAAGAACAGCTGGTCCTAATAATAGGAACGTTGAGAAAAGAACAAATCCAAATGAAAAGTTAAAACCATATCAAGGACCGGAATCGGTGTTGGTTTCAATGGAATATGCAGGAAATGACGATAAAGGTGCGTTGGGTAGATATTTTCTTGCTAATAAGAATATAAGAGCGATCAAAAAATACGAAGGTGATACAGTGTTGGAAAGTAGATTCGGTCAATCAATAAGATTTTCTGCTTACGATGCCAATCGAAGTAACGATACAGGTGCCAAGGAATATAGAGATTATTACAATGATGTAAAAAATCCATATACTAACAAGCCATCCGGTGGCGGTAATCCGATGATTTTGATTAGAAATCGTCAAAGACCAGTCCAAAATATTCCTACAGAGGGCAATCCAGGAGGATTCATAACTGAAGATATAAATAATGACGGATCTTCTATTCATATTACATCAGGTTTAACACAATCTCCATTTATACCGACAGTAAAAAAGAAAATTTTTGAAGAAGGAAAGGAAGAAATTAAACAATTCTCTCCTTCTGGGTGTTCGTCGTTCAAATACCCAAGTAAATTGTTAGGAGATCAAATTGTAATTAACAGTGACAGATTGATATTCAGCAGTAAAGCCGAGGAAACTTTCCATTTTAGTAAAAAGAGATATTCGATTGCTACAGATGATGAATTTACGGTAGATGCTGACAATCAAATCGTAATCACTTCAAATACAAAAACGGTCTTAAATTCTCCAGTAATATATTTAGGAGAATATGACCAAACAAATGAACCTGCAGTTTTGGGGCAAAGATTGGTTGATTGGTTATATGATTTATGTAATTGGTTATTAGATCATACTCACGGAATGAACCATACACATCCACATCCACATGTTCATCCAAATCCACACATTCATCCCGATCCCCACATCCATCCCCAAGGCGGCGGCAATGGCGGTCCTACAGGACCAAATGTCCCACCTTTTACACAAGAAGGGATAACTACAGGAGTTCCTGATAATGGGACTTTGGCCGCTTTAACTAGTATATCAAATCCTTCTCCGTTGGATCTTACATTAACAATTGGCACAGAACCAACATTAAACGCAACTCCAGTAAGCACATTGAATGCAGTTCCAAGCACTGTAGAAAAATCAGGAGATCAAATGAAATTAAAAGAAATAAGAGATTCGCTTGGTATTATTTTAAGTAGACGTGTATTTTTGACGGGCGGTGGATATGCTCCTGGTGTATATTCATCTTTAGTTTCTAAGACTAATATAAATCCTTATACCGGAGAAGGGGTTCCTGGAGGATATAAATCTGCACCTTTCAGTAATGTCCGTCGTGAAAATCCTCCCGATTTAAGTAATAAATTTACAAAAAATATTATGACTATGGAATCTATTTTAAATCAAACCCAATCTACGAGCGGGAACAATTTAATAAATTTTCAATAATTTATATATATACATATGTCAATCTCACTTCCATCTCCACCATCACTGCCATCAAATCCTTTATCTGGTATATCAAATAAAGCGAATGGATCTATAAATAGAACTGTATCAAGTATAAACAAAACAGAACCAGCCAAAAATGTTGCCGGTTTAAAATATGAAAAGGCACAAATTGATTGTACAACCTTTCCATTGTTATCTCTTGATAAATTGCCAATGCCTCCTATTCCGTCGGTCCCATCACCGCAATTACCAAGTAAACAAGAATTGGTTGACAGAGTAACCCAATTTATTCCAAAAACACCAGGTATTCCATCATTGCCACAAGTTCCTTCTTTAAATTTACCAACCTCTAATTTAACATCACTTCCTACCATCAAAATACCTGATGTTCCAACATTATCGGCTTTAAATCCTTTCCCAGGATATAAAGAAAAAGTCAAGTTATGGTTAAATGAACCAATTACTTTACCCAATATTAAAGATATGTTGCCGAATTTGCCTGAAATACCAAAACCACCCTTTTTTACGTTACCATGCAATCAACTACCATCAACTCAGAATTTGGGGAACGTTGCTGGATCAGTCACAAATACGGTTTCTAACCCAACATCATTAATAAGTTAGTGAATATTCAAATTTTATTTGATAATTATAGTATATGAAAACAGAAGAATTTAAATCCATAGTAAGATCAATCATTCAAGAGGAATTGAAAAGTGTTTTACCTACAATGATTCCAAAAATATTGACTGAGGTATTATCTAATAATGTAAAGACAGAACCTGCACAAAAGATAGAAAAAGAAACTATTTCTGAAACGGTTAAACCTTCTACCCCTCAAAAACAATATAAAAAATATACAAATAACGAGATGTTAAATCAAATTTTAAATGAAACTACCGGAGGTGTTCCCCAAGAAGGATCTTTCGTTGGGTATTCAAGCGTATTAAATTCTCAAACTTTGAATGAATCCGTTAATATTGAATCACCTTCTCCCGCACCTGTAGTAAATGAAGAACAATCAAAGGTGTTGAATGTAATGACCAAAGATTTTAGAAAATTGATGAAAGCCGTAGATAGTAAGAAAAAATCTGGTAATATTTCTTCAATGATGGTTCAACCACAATAATTTATGGCTAACTCTACAATAGGATTAACATTGCCAATAGAACGTGGAAACAGTGGATATTTTCAACAATCATATGATTCTATCACTCAAATACGTTCTAACTTGCTTAACTTTTTCCTAACAAGACCTTCCGAGCGTAGATTTAATCCTGATTTTGGAACTAGACTATATAATTTTTTATTTGAACAAAGAACTGAAGACTTTGAAGACATTCTAAAGAACATAATTACAGAAGATATACAAACATGGTTTCCAAATGTTTTTGTAAATCAAGTGTTTTTGGACATTTCTTCCGCACAAAAAGACAATGACATTAATAATTATATAATAAGGGTGAACGTGCAATTTACATTTAACAAACAAACTAGTAGTTTTTCATTCGTAACTACTAATAATATATAATTTTTATGCCAGAGATTATACAAAAATCATTTCAACCACTAAACAAAGATGTCAGATATCTTAATAGGGATTTCAATTCCTTTAAGCAAGGTTTGATTGATTTTGCTAAAAATTATTATCCAAGAAGTTATCAAGACTTTAGTGATGCTTCACCAGGAACAATGTTTATTGAACAGGCATCGTATGTGGGTGATGTTCTATCCTATTATATTGATTATCAATTCAAGGAAAGTTTACTTCCATTTGCAGAAGAAAGAAAGAATGTTTTAACCTTGGCTAAATATCTGGGTTACAAACCCTATGCAACGAAGTCTGCAGTGACTGAAATTGAATTATTTCAACTAGTTCCGTCAAAGATCGACAGTGACGGAAGTTATATTCCAGACGATAAGTATGCATTATCATTAAGACAATATATGCAACTTGAAAATATATCTGGACAATCTTATCTCATAAGTGATCCGGTAGATTTTTCGGTAGATACAAAATTTTCACCAAGAGAAGTATCAGTATACTCAAGAGATTCGTTAGGTGTTCCTCAATTCTTTTTAATAAGAAAGACTGCAAAAGCATTCGCGGGAAGACTTGTTACAAAAACAGTTTCTGTTGGAAATGCAGTCCCTTTTTATAAAGTTGAATTTGATGAAACTGATGTTTTGGAAATCATCGATGTAAGAGATAGTGATAATAATAAATGGTATGAAGTAGATTACTTGGCACAGGATGTAATTTTTACTGAAGTTGACAACATTGAAACAAACGATGGAAGTTTTTACATATATAAGACAGAAGTGCCGAAAATAATGAAGTCATTGAAAACTTCAAAAAAGTTTACACGTAACATCACCGCCAATAATATAACTTATTTAGAATTTGGAGCAAATACTGATAATAGTTCCGATGAAATTGTTTATCCAAATTCGAATGTTATTGGAATCGGACTGTCTAATATAGAAAATATTGATATTTCATTGGATAGTAGTAATTTTTTAAAAACAAATACATATGGAGTATCGCCTTCAAACACGGTTTTAACAATAACATACATCGTTGGCGGAGGATTGTTATCTAACTGTAATGTGAATGAAATCATAAGAATACAATCTTACGAATTATTAAATGATTCTACATCGTTAAATCCAGTTGAACAAAACTTATTTAATACGATGGTCCAATCGTTAAGAGTGAATAATTATATTGCAGCAACAGGCGGTAAGAATAGTGAAGGTATCGAAGAAATACGACAAAATGCTATATCTACATTTGTATCTCAAAACAGAACAGTGACTAAGGATGATTATGTTCTAAGATCATTATCAATGCCTTCTAGATTTGGAAGTATAGCAAAAGCTTATGTCAAATCTGATGTAGATTTAACATTCAATCTTCAAAAAAATGTAAGTGGTTTTGTAGACTATAGTAATAATGCTACAGGCATCACGAATGATGTTGAGAATTATTTTAGAAAGATTAATTATGATATAAGTAATCCATTTTCGATTAACTTATATGTATTATCATACGATTCTGAGAAACATTTAACTCAAATAAACGATGTTTTAACACACAATTTAAAACAATATTTATCAAAATATAGATTACTTACAGATGGAATCAATGTAATAGACGGATATATAATTAATATTGGAGTAAAATACAATATAGTAATATATAATAATTACAACAAACGAGATGTCTTAAATTATTGTAATCAAAAAGTAAAAGAATTTTTTGATATTGATAAATGGGGATTTTCTCAACCAATCAATTTAAGTCAATTGGAATTAGAAATTGCCAGAGTTGACGGCGTTCAATCTCTAGCAGAATTGAGTGTGTATAACTTAACATCGGAAGATGGTAATTATTCTCCACACCAATACGATATTAACGCTGCAACAAAGAATAAAATAATATATCCATCATTGGACCCATGTGTATTTGAGGTAAAATATCCAGATGTAGATATAATAGGAAATGTAAATTAATATGCATATATTCTTATATCCAGAAAAAGATACGTATATCAACAACGAAAGTTCGTATAAGAATAAAAACTTTGGAATTGATGAAATTCTAGAGTTGAAGTCTATTCCTCAACTCACCCGAGTATTAAATAACTATACTCGTATATCAATTGAAGGAAATTATAGTCAATCGTTCACTAATTACTCAGGATCTATTATTGGAAATTTATCTGGTAATGATAGCCACGTTTTGTTATATGTTTCAAAATCCGCAGATTTTAGTGCTTCGATGTTTAATGGAGGATTATCAGGTTCTTATAATGGTGGACCTATTACATTAACAAATTTTTCAAATGCAAGTGGTCATTTTTCAGGATCTGTGACTGGAAGTGTAACTTCTTCGTTTACAGGATCCGTGTGTTATGTCAGCGGAACATTATACAAATTTAACGGATCTTTAAATGGCAATCTTAGCGGAAGTGCGGATGTATATCAACCATATTATAGTTATATAAACAATCCAGATTTAAGTAGAATACTTTTAAAATTTGATTTATCAAAAATTTCATCTTCTATAATAAATGGCGACATAAATACAGAAGACATCAAGTTTTATTTAAAACTTAAGGCAACTCAAGTTGATGAAATTCCGTTAAATTATACAATTTATGCATATCCGATCAGTCAAAGTTGGGAGATGGGTATAGGAAGATATGCAACGGGAGGCAATAGTATAGGTGTAAGTTGGAATTATAGAAACGAATCTGTATCATCAGGATTATATTGGTATGGAACCGGTTCATCGGATTCTTACGGAACTTCAAGTAATTACTTGACAGACTCCTCATCTGCATCGGCATCATTTCAAAATGAAGGCGGAACTTGGTTTTATTCTGTTCCAAATACTTATGTCACGCCTACATCAAGTGTAAAAACTGCGTTTTATAATACTGCAAGTTCTATTCCTACATTTGAAAGTCAATACTCTTCCAGCTTAAATACCAATTTGACTTCAAGTTTTAGCGGCTCTCTTTCAGATTGTCTCAATTCTATACTGACATCTTGTTCTGATTCAAGTTCGGTTGCGTCTGAAAATTACAATCTTCTATTTAATTTTGCATCGTCTTCATATTATCAAACATCTCAAAGTGTCTCTTCTTCATTGACATCTTTGTATGGAACAACAAATGCATATAATTATGCGTATACATCAAGCGTTGCATTTTTATCTTGTTTGTCATCGAGTATACAATCGGTGTTAGAATCATCCGCATCTTTAGTTAGTTATACAAATCAAAGATGTCAATATATTTCGGTATTATCAAGTAGCGTATCTCATTCAACGATATATTCCGAGTTATATAGTGCAATTAATAATTTGGTAACTGCAAGTATATCATCAAGTTTATCTGCATCATCATTATATAATACATATAACAATTATTATAATAGTTTAGTATCATCCGTTTCATCTGATTGTTTAACATTTAGTTCGACCGAATGTAGTTGTTCTTCTACATATCAAACTTCAAGTATATCTTCAAGTTTGATGAATCAATCATATCTTGAATATTTAAGTTCAAGCGTATCTTCCTCGCTATTATCAACATCTTTAAATGTATATCAAACTTCATTTTCATCAAGTGTATTGACATATTTTTCTTCAAGTTTGATAAGTTGCATCAATTCTAAAATTGATAATATAAAAGAACTAACCCGTTTACAAGTTTCACAGAGTTTGGTTCAAAAATTTGCTCCAAAATTCTGTAATCTGGTGACAGGAAGTTCATTAATATGTTCAGAACAATTTAATTATGAGACATCCGATATTAATATTGATGTAACTGACATTGTGAAGGGATGGATTTGTGGATGTGTTCCTAACGAAGGAATTATTTTACTTTCTTCTTTGGAATTGTCTGATGCAGATAATGTAAATGGAACTATAAAATTCTTCAGTAAGGAAAGTAATACCATTTATTCTCCGTATTTGGACATTGCATACGATGATAGCGAATATATAACAGGAAACCTCGTTCCATTAAATACTTTTAATCCATATACGGTGGTTGTTAAGAATTTAAACAGAACATACAAGTTCGGATCGGTAGTAAGAATAAATGTATTTGCAAGAGAAAAGTCTCCATTGAAGAATTTCGTCAAAGGATATCAACAATCTCAATATTTGAGTTCAAGTTTGCTTCCGTCCGAAACATATTTTGCTATTAAAGACAATAACAGTGAAAATATGGTAATGGATTTTGACGAATATACTAAGTTAAGTTGTGATGGTTCAATTCACTATTTCAATTTAGATACAACAACTTTACCTGTTGAAAGATATTATAGATTGTTAATAAAAACAGTAATTGATGGCGAAACTAAAATTTTTGACAACGGTAATATATTTACTGTAACACGATAATTATGTATCAAGATAAATTAAATCAATTTATTAGAAACGGAGAATATACCTATAAATTAGACAACGTAGGTAATTTAGTAATTGATGAAAATAATCCTAGTTTTGAGACCAAATATTTAAAAGTTGGACTATTTGATTTTTACTATAATATAAATAAAATTGAATATATAAATCAAAT